ACAAGAAGGTTATTATGGCGTCTCATACAGCTGACCTTGCAGTTAATTTCGGGCGTCGAGTCCGTAACCTTGTGGGTGCAGACGCGTATAAAGACATTTTTCCACAAGTAGAACTACAGGCAGATAGTAAATCAGCATCACGATGGGGGACAAATTATAATGGAGAGTATTTCGCTATTGGTGTTGGTGGTGCCCTCGCTGGTCGCGGGGCTGATCTGTTTATCATTGATGACCCACACTCTGAGCAAGATGCCAAACTTGGACGACCTGACGTTTTTAAGCCTGCTTGGGAGTGGTTTCAGTCTGGCCCTTTACAGCGTCTTATGCCTGGTGGTGCGATAATTGTCGTAATGACAAGGTGGTCTAAGCTTGACTTGACTGGCGAGATTGTGAACCAGATGGTTAAGAATGACGAAGTAGATGACTGGGAGGTCGTAGAATTTCCAGCGATATTGACGGATAAGAACGGAGATGAACGAAGTTTATGGCCTGAGTTCTGGCCACTAGAAGAATTAAAAGCTAAGAAGGCAGCACTTGATATTAGGTATTGGAACTCACAATACTTACAAAACCCGGTATCAGAAGAAGGTGCGCTGATTAAAAGAGAGTGGTGGAAGATATGGGAAGGGGAAGATCCACCTAGTTGTGAATTTACAATCATGACACTAGACGCGGCTCAAGAAGCTAATAACCGTGCGGACTATAACGCATTGACTACATGGGGCGTCTTTTTTAACGAAGAAACCAATAACTATAATATAATACTATTAAATGCAATTAAGAAACGATTAGAGTTCCCCGAGTTAAAAGAGCTTTGTATACAAGAATATAAAGATTGGGAGCCTGACGCATTCATAGTAGAAAAAAAATCTAACGGTGCTGCACTCTATCAAGAGGTTAGACGCATGGGCATTCCTGTTGGCGAATTTACACCAGGTAAAGGGCAAGATAAAATCAGTCGTGTAAATGCAGTGTCAGATTTGTTTAGAAGTGGTATAGTGTGGGCTCCGGATCATAGATGGGCGCATGAAGTAATTGAAGAGTGTAATGACTTTCCAAGTGGAGCGAATGACGACTTAGTTGACGCGACAACACTTGCACTGATGAGATTTAGACAAGGTGGCTTTATTAGGTTACCCAGTGATGAAGAAGATGACATGGTGTATGGCATTCCAGGTCGAGGCAAAAAATTATACGCAATATAGGAAAATAGAATATGGCAGACAATATAGATAAAAGTTTATCACAAGCACCCCAAGGAATAGAAGCAATGGCTATGGGTCAACCTGACTTAAGCATTGAGATTGAAAATCCTGAAAGTGTAACACTTGATGATGGTAGTATGGAGATTACAATCGAACCAGGCAAAGAAGTGGGTGACAATGACTTTAATGCTAACTTAGCAGAAGAACTTGATGAAGGTACGTTAACAGAATTATCAGGTGATCTACTTGGCGAAATTACATCTGACCTAGATTCAAGAAAAGATTGGTTAACAACTTATGTAGATGGCTTAGAGTTACTAGGTCTTAAAGTTGAAGACCGTACAGAACCGTGGCCTGGGGCATGCAATGTGTACCACCCCTTGATGACAGAAGCGCTGGTTAAGTTCCAAGCTGAAACTATGATGGAGACATTCCCAGCATCAGGCCCAGTTAAAACACAAATCATTGGTAAGCAAACTAAAGAAAAAGAAGACGCAGCTGAACGTGTTCAAGAGGACATGAATTATCAGTTAACCGACGTCATGGCTGAGTATAGACCTGAACACGAACGCATGCTATGGGGACTAGGTTTAGCAGGTAACGCATTTAAAAAGATTTATTACGATCCATCTATAGAACGCCAAGTTGCAATGTATGTAACTGCAGAGGACATGATTGTTCCTTATGGCGCATCTAATTTAGAAACAGCTGAACGTGTAACCCACGTCATGCGTAAAACTAAAAATGAAATTAAAAAACTTCAAGCAGCAGGATTCTATCGCGACGTTGATCTAGGTGAACCATTCTTAGACATTGATGAAGCTGAGAAAAAGATTGCAGAAAAACTTGGTTTTAATGCAACTGAAGATGATAGATATAAACTTTACGAAATTCACACGCTACTTGATATTCCAGAGTTAAAAGATAGTGATGACGGAATTGCTGTACCATACGTAGTTACAATAGAAAAAGGTACAGGTACTGTATTATCAATTAGACGTAACTGGAACCCAGATGACGAGCTCAAACTAAAACGTCAACACTTTGTTCACTACGGTTACATACCAGGCTTTGGTTTCTATTGCTTCGGTTTAATCCATTTGATAGGTGCTTTCGCCAAATCAGGTACTATGATCTTACGTCAACTTGTTGACGCGGGTACCCTATCAAACTTACCAGGTGGTATGAAGTCACGAGGACTTCGTATTAAAGGCGATGATACACCAATCGCACCAGGTGAATGGCGTGACGTAGATGTACCAAGTGGTGCTATCCGTGACAACATTTTACCTCTTCCATACAAAGAACCTTCACAAGTATTAAATTCGTTGATGAATCAAATCATCGAAGAAGGTCGTGCATTTGCTAATGCTGAAGGACTTAAAGTTTCTGACATGTCATCTAACGCACCTGTCGGTACTACACTAGCTATATTAGAAAGAACATTGAAAGTAACATCAGCTATTCAAGCTCGTATTTACTACGCAATGAAGCAAGAGTTTAAACTTCTTAAAGGTATTATTAGAGACTACACACCATCAGAATATAACTATGATCCAGAAGTGGGTGATAGACGTGCTAAACAAGCTGACTATGATAACGTAGATGTGATCCCTGTAAGTGATCCAAATGCTGCAACGATGTCACAGAAAGTTGTTCAGTATCAAGCTGTTATGCAGATGGCTCAAGCTAATCCACAGATCTATGATTTACCAGAACTTAATCGTCAGATGTTAGAAGTATTAGGTATTAAGAATATTGGTAAACTTATTCCAAGTACAGAAGATCAAAAACCAAAAGATCCCGTATCTGAAAACATGGCTATTATTAATGGTAAACCTGTTAAAGCATTTATCTATCAAGATCACCAAGCTCATATTGCAGTTCATATGGCGGCAATGCAAGATCCTAAAATGATGCAAATGATTAGTCAAAATCCAATGGCTTCTCAAATTCAAGCTGCAGCAATGGCTCACATAAATGAACATATTGCTTTTGAATACAGAAAACAAATTGAAGAACAATTAGGTGTACCATTACCTAATCCAGATGAAAATTTACCTGAAGATGTAGAAGTTCAATTATCTAGATTAACTGCTGACGCAGCTAATAAACTTCTACAAAAAGATCAAGCAGAAGCTCAGCAACAACAAGCTCAACAACAGCAACAAGATCCGTTGATCCAAATGCAACAACAAGAGTTAGCATTAAAAGCCCAAGATTTACAAATTAAAGCTCAAAAAACTATGGCCGATATTGAGATTGATAAAGGCAAATTAGAATTAGAAAAGGCTAAAATGGAAGCAGAGGCAAAATTATCTGGTATGGAGTTTGCTGCAAAAGCAACACTTGATAAAAATAAATTAGAAACTCAAAAAGCAATTGATAGTGTAAAAATAGGTTTAGATGCAACTGTTAAAAAACATGAAATTGAAAATCAAAGGAACCAACAAAAACCTGAGGAGTAAACTATGGACCAAACGCTAGAGCTATTATTGTCTCGAATAGATGATCAGCGCAAAACAGTTTTAAATAATTTAGGAGACGGAGCAGCAAAAGATTTTGCTTCGTATCAAAATATGGCAGGATATATTCGAGGTCTATCCGTCGCTGAAAGTTTAATAAAAGACCTTGCACAAAGAATGGAGACATTTGAAGATGAGTGACATACTCACAATGAATAAAAGCATAGTTGATGCAAGTGGTCGACCAGTTTATATTCCAAGCGTAGATGAAGTAAAAGTAGAAGATATACCGATTGAAGAACGTGGTTTACAGTTACCTGAGCCTAAAGGATACAAGATACTTTGTGCAATTCCTGATGCTTCAGAAACATATAAAGGTGGTATTGTAAAAGCAGATTCAACTAGAACTATAGAAGAACATTCAACTGTAGTTTTATTTGTAGTAAAAGTAGGCGACTTAGCTTATAAAGATGAAGTCAGATTTCCTACAGGTCCATGGTGTAAAGAGGGTGATTTTGTTTTGACACGTGCATATGCAGGTACAAGATTCAAGATCCACGGAAGAGAATTCCGCATTATTAACGACGATACAGTCGAGGGGGTTGTTGAAGATCCTCGTGGCTATACTCGCGCATAAGGAGAACTAAATGGCTGAAGTTAAAGATGGCGATATTATTTTTGAATATCCCGATGATGACGAAATAACAGGTAGTAAAATATCTGATGAAAAAGAAGTTGATTTAGAACCAAAACAAGCTGAACCTAAAAAAGAAGCAAAAGTACAAGATGAACTTGATCTTGAAATAGAGGATGACACTCCTCCTGAAGATAGAAATCGTGATCCATTACCCAAAGAAGTAATAGAAGAGGTAGAGAATGATGATTTAACTAGCTATTCAGACAAAGTAAAAACACGATTGTCACAGCTTAGAAAAATGCACCATGATGAAAGACGTGCTAAAGAAGCCGCTGATCGTGAAAGACAAGAGGCAATTAGGTTTGCACAACAACTTGCGGAAGAGAACAAAAAGCTTAAAACAACTTTAAGTTCTGGCGAAGCAACCTATATTCAAACTCTTAAAGAATCATTAGAAAAAGAGCTCTCTATAGCTAAAAGAGACTATGGAGAAGCATACGATTCAGGTGATAGAGATAAAATTATTGAAGCACAAAGTAAAATGAATGATACCCAACTTAGGTTGGCTCAAGCAAATAATTATGTGACTCAGTTTAAAACTCCTTTACAAGAGCCTGAAAAAGATGTATATATACAACAAAATCAACAATCTGTTCCAAAACCTGATTCTAAAGCGCTAGATTGGCAAGATAAAAACGAATGGTTTGGAAAAGATGAAGAAATGACGGCCCTTGCTTTTGGCTTACATGAAAAATTAGTTAGATCTGGAATTAATCCTACATCTGACGAATATTATCGTCGTATTGATAGTACGATGCAAAAACGATT